GCTATTACACTCCCCCTCATAGGCAACACATGACAGGCTCCCCAGTTGGAGCCTTTTTTATTTGGAGACTTCAACAAACATCAGCATCCAATATCTTAATATACTTTTTAGGTTTATTACGATACAAAGATGGATTAGCCCATCTCTTTCTCCAAATCCAGTTGTTAAATTTAGCAGAATATTTTTCTATCATATCCATAAAAGGATTATGCCAGAATCTATATTTAAATACTCTGTAACAATTTCTTAATATCATCTTCTAATTTTTTTCCCATTCCATTACAGTGGTTTATTACAGAAGCACAAAGATTACCATGATATTTATAATCCTTTAGTGCCTCTCTAATTTTTCCAACAGGCTTTCCACCATAATCTAATATTATACTATTATCTTTACTAAGTCCAATCTTTAATTCAAATAACAAACCAGTATGTTTATCAAACTCACTTGGTAATTTCTGTGCTAGTTTCACTTTCATAATCATCTCCTTTCTGTTTTTTTACAAAGTCTTTACTTATTCTAGGATCCAAAGCCTCAAGTTTAGATAACATTCCCATTAGTTGAACTACTTCTCCATAAGGTCTTGTCATTAAATATCTAAATATGTTTTGTAGTTGTTCTGATGTTATTAAATATACTTTATCCATTATAAATTTATAGCCTCCTGATACACAAAATTAGTATATATTTTTCTAATAAGTTCTTTATTAAATAAATAAGAATTATCTGAATTTGTTTTATGAAATATATCATTACAGTATTCCACTGTTTCTTCCATTGTTTTTTTATCATTAATACACTCTACTATAATTCCCTCTATTTCTAGCAAAGCATTTTTAACTTGTCCCATTTTATTTAACCTCCATTATTAATCGTTTTAAATACCATTCAGCTTTATATAAATCCTGTAATGGCTCCCCCTTAAATTTATATCTTGATACATATTTTAAGATATTGCCTTTAAGGTATCCGTGATATTCATCATTAGTCATGCAATCACGAATAACATCTATAGTCTCCTTTTTACCTTTTAGATAATGCTTAGGAGAATTAACATTATCAAATGATTTATTTGCCATAGTATTTTTTAACTTCACTATAAGACATAGTTTCTAAATCATAAGACCCATTAGACACATTGCGTTTAATAATTAAACCACTCCACCACATATGCTGTGTACCCTTAGCATACCCTTCAATATGGTTTAAATAACATCCTGCTGATAATGCATGTAGTTTTTTACCATTTGGTAATGTGGAGATTGCATAATCTAAAAGATGACAATGACCAACTGTTGCAGATACTTTATGTTTATTTAAAATAGTTCTTGCAACATTTTCTCCAGATATAGCTGTTCCCATAATTCCAGATGGTAATTGATGAACATAATGCACACCATCAATTATTTTAATTTCTTTATATGGTATTTCTTTCCAACCATACTCTTTGTATTTAAGATTAGAAATTTTTAAAGTCCCCTCAAGTTCTGGATTATCTTGAACTATTCTATCAATCCTATCTTCATGATTACCTAGTATCATAATTTTTTTAACTTTATGTTTACCTAATCCTTTATTAAATTTACTTAGTGCATCTTCTGCGTGTTCTAAATCTTTTTTATATCTCCTACCTTCAAAACACATTTTATTCTTATCATAAGAGCATAATGAATCCATAGATACAAAATCTCCCATACATATTACATAATCAACTTTTATATCCGCAGCCACTCTACCTGCCCATAAAAATCTATCATTGTTTGATTTAGGTGTACAATGAGGATCACCAATTATTAAGTGCGTTGCCATATTAGTGTATTTCGTTATTGTTTTTTGCTTTTAAATATTCAAGAAAGTCAATTATATTGTCTTCACTGAATTTACGTCTTTCTTCATGCTTACCATTAAGACTTTTAGATTTTTGCTCATCTTCTGAAAAACCTTTTAATCCTAAAATGTAAGTCGTATGAGGATCAAGAACGGCTTGTTTAATCATTCCTCTAGCTATAGTAGAACAAAGATTAAATTCTTCTGTAGTCATTTGATTGTTTTCAGATACTATGCCACAAGTAAATCCATGATTCCATGGGGCTACTACTATCTTAACACATCTACCCATATCAACTATATTTTTTTGTTTTGCCATATATTACCTTTCAAGTTTATAAAGTGTTGTGCATCTAAAATTACTAAAGGATTTCTATTGTTCATTTTTAAAAAAACAATAGGATTAAAATCACCATGGCTATCAGCTTGGTCGTAGGCTTTATAAATACTTGTCCATGTTTCATTGTTTTTACATTCAATATCATATGGAAATATTTCTTTAGCCACCTTTGATAATTTAATATCTGCACCACTTTCTCCCATAATTGCTACCCTTATATCGTCATCTGTTAGGGAAATAAATACTTTTTTTAAAGTATCTTTAACCCAATCTTGAAGTCTACGACCCTTTGCTTTTCTACTGCGAATCGTAGTCATATTCTTTTCTAGGATTATTTAGTTCTGTATACCATACCCACTTTGGATTCTTTCCTTGTGATTGTTGTTGGGGCAATAACTGTAATTTATCCCCCCAACATGGTACTTTATATGGACAAAAAGAACATATATTTCCTAAAACTTTATTACCAGTTTCTTTACCACGATAAGTTTCTTTAACCTCATCATAGCACCTTTTAAATGGAACTTTATTAACTAATGCTTTAACATTATCTTTTGCTAATGTCAATGCTTTTGCTTTATATTCTCCATCTGCTACGGGAGTTTCACAAACAACCCACTCACCAGTAGATTTATTAATTACTATCCATCCACCAAAAGGTAAGTTTTCACTTTCAGCATATAGATAGCCTTGTGGTATATAACCAAATGCATCATCTTTTGCTATTTCTGCAAAGCCACCATTCTCTCCAAACTTTTTTTCAAAAGAATATGGAGACGCACTTTTTATATCCCAGATTTTATTATCAATATTAACATCATAAGACCCCTCAATTTCACTACCATTCCATTTGTATTTAACTTTTTTTTGTTGATTTTTAATATCAATCCCAGAAGATTTAATTACAAATACTGCTAGTGCTTCAATTAAATCCCCAAAAGTATTTCTCATTTTAATATTATAAGGTTGCCCTTCGCCTTTAATATTTTTAGATTCCATTTGTAATTGACATAATGGTCTACCAATATTACTCATACGAATTTGAAATTGAGATGCACGTTCCTCTGAAAATTGCTTACGCAATGCAGATTTACATGCCTCACCAAATTCCTCAACCAGTTTTTCTGATATTTTTACTGGTTGTTTTGCAACCTTATCAAGATATAATTGTACTTTATGGAGAATTGTATTCATTATGATTTAAATATTTCTACAGGATCAGAATCTTCTGCGTCTAGTTTTTCAACTAATTTAGCAGAACTAGCATCACCATTAGTATACTTTTTATCTTTTGCTGTTTTCCATAAGGCAATTACTTCATTATTTTCTTTAGTAATTAACTCTTGAAATACTTGTATTGTAGCCAAATCATCTTCAGTTAATTTTAAATTAGCATCAGTATTAACTTTAATATCTGGTGTATAGAAAGTATTTCCACCTTTCTTTTGCCTTTTTGTATCTATAGTTAATGTACAAGCATACATTAATTTATTTCTTTGATTTATAGACTCAATGGCTTCAGTAACTGGATTATAACTAGTTCCAGTAACTCTCCAAACTATTGGTAAATTCTCAATAGTATGGTCAGTTCCCTTTGCTAATTTACCTTTAAAAGATATTATACCATAAATTAATTTATAACATCTAATTTTTCTTTGTTCAGCTAGAACCTCTGGAGATAGTTTATCTCTATCTTTATATGGAAGTTTTCCACATTTTGTCCCACCTAATATATCTAATGCTTCCTCTTTCCAATTTTTAAATATAATAGACCTATTAATATACTCCCCTTTTTCTGGCTCAAAGTGCATATATTGCATTGCACTAATGAATGGTCTTACAGTAACAGGTTTACCATAAACATTTTCATTTGTATTTGGATCGTAGACTACGAAACTGCCTACAGGAAGTGTATTGCCTTGCTCATCATCTGGATTCCTATTAATTGATAATCTAGGAATATTATTTTTATTCTCAGAACCAGTGTCTTGACCTATTGCTTTTTTAATTTGGTCAACTGACATTGATTTAAGATTTACAACTTGATTTTCCATTTATAATTTACTCCTTATTTTTGAGTTTAGGTTTGACTGTATATCATATTTTGTAGTTAAAGTCAAGTGTTTTTAGAAAAAAAGTTTAATATAAAAATCACTATAAATATAACTAAAAATATTTGTAATATAAAATCTACTAGCATACTTTGGTTACTCCATATGTTGTTATTACTTCAATATTATCTGTTTTAGCATAATATATAATATCATGAAAGTGTGGATGATTTACATTTAAATATAGTTTTTTTGGTAAATCACCAAATTCTGATATTAATTGTTGATATTCAAGATAAGCTCCAAAACTCTCATCTTCAAAATCATCTAATGTTTCTAATAATTGAACCATTATATTTCTCCTTTTATATTTTTAACAAACCTATTTTCTAATGTTTTTTTTAATTTTTTATTAATAGTTTTGTCAGTGCCAAATGTCATGACAGTAACTTTGTCCTTAAACCATTTGCGTACATTTTTTTCTGCATTATTTTTATACATTTATTTCCCCCATTTCAAGCCAATTGACTCCAAGTTTTAATTCGCAATCAAGTGGTACATTAAAGTTAATTCCATAATAATCCTTCATAGCAGGTATTACGGAAGCTGCACCCTGTTTAAATACATTACTCATCACAGCTTCTTCTCCAGGATAAACATCAGCCACAATAGAATCGTGAACTGTGTTGATTAGTAAACTTTTTACCTTATTTTTTCTCATTAGATTATATATTTGAATACAGGCTAAAGGTACAATATCTGCTGTAGCAAATCCTTGTACTGGATAATTTTTAATCTGTGTTCCATAACTAGAACCTCCCCATGGCATTCGTTCAGCATATGGAAAAGCATATTCCCTACCAGTTGGTATTTTTACAACTTTATATTTAATGGCTTGTGTTTGCAATTTATCATGCCATTGTGCAATGTGTTTATATTTTTTTAAAAACTCTGAATAGTATTTCTTTTCATTTTCAGTTCCAGTTACACCACCATATAAAGGTTTAAAAGTATGTGCCTTTGCATCTTGCCGAGAGACACCAATAATATCTGCGGAGTATTGATGAACATCTATTTTATTTTTAATATCTTCCATACCTTGTAGGTCTTGTGCAAGAAAAACAGCAGTTCTAAATTCTAACTGAGAAAAGTCTATTTCAAGTATTTTACCATTATCAAATCTAGATTTAATTACCTTACGAATAGGAAACGTTTTTGCTCGTGGTTGATTTTGAAAGTTTGGGTCACGACTTGATAGTCTTCCTGTTGCAGTAACACACTGCATAAATTTAGGATGAAGTAATCCTTTCTCATTTGTAAAAGATTTAATTCCATCTACAAACGTATTGAGATAAGTTTCTACTGCATTATATCTTACAATAGCTACAATAAATTCTTTTAAGTCTCCCTCACTTTTACTTGCTAATTTTTCTAGTGTAGTTCTATCTGTTCTAAAGCCACCATCAGCAATATCATAGACAGACTTTGGTTTTTGCATAAATCCTGCAATCTTTGCTAACTGTGAATATATTAATCCCTCACCATCACAACTAGAACATTTAGTATAATTCTTAAATTCACTACCATCTTTTTTGATTCTTTTAATTATACCCTTACCATGGCAAGTCATACACTGTGAAGAACTTGTTTTATAAATTGTATCTGTGTGTGCCTTAACTAAATTATTAATTTGATTTATAGAATACTGAGGTCTTCTTCTAGTTTTACCAGTTCTTTCATCAATACCAATATTAAATATTTCTTTCCATTTATTTTTATCTCTAACCTTTTTTGAATATATCAACCAAGATAATTGTTCTGTACTAGATGGATTGATTTTTGTATCCCCCATTTTTTCAAATATGGTCATATCAATTTTTTGTTTTAGATAAGCAAACTCTGCTCTATATTGTTTTTCAACATCAGCTAGTGATATAGTATCAACATAAATACCATTGCGTTCCATATCAATTAATACAAGAAGAAAATCGTTCATCATTTTAATTGTTTTAATTAGACCTTTATCTTTATCTAATTTAAAATCTTCCATTTGCGAATCAAATAATTTTTTAGTAATTAAAACATCATGTCGCCCATACTCCTCAACTATCTCCATAGGTATATCCTCAAATGATATACCCTTATCATAATAGTCCTCAATAGATGTATCTTTCTTACCAATCTTTCTTCTTTTACAGGTAGCATCTAAAGATATACCACGCCTTAATCCTCTAGATAAAACATATTCAGCTATCATTGTATCATAAACTTTACCACTATAATTAAATCCAGATTCTAATAGCCAAGTTAAATCAAATTTTAAGTTATGTCCAATTAATAATGTTGTCTTATCTAGTATAGATTGTATTTCTTTATGTGCATTTTCATCTGCTCGTTGACTATGCTTTATAAAAAAATATTTATCATTAATTCCTACGCTTACTAAATAATTTTTAGGATTAAATGGAAGTGGATCCATTTTTCCATCTTCTGTTTTTTGAAACGTAGTTTCAATATCAAGTGTTGTTATCACATTTACCTTTCAGTTAATCTTCGTATCTACTTAATTGTTTATTAATTCGACAATTAGGCTCTCCATGATATCCATTAATTTTATTCTTACTTATACATAAACTTCTATGCATATCCTCTGGGTCTCGTTCAATAGAATGTTTACCTATACCTATAATTAAATCTGCTTCGGCAGCTTTTCCTGTCTTAGAATTTTCCATCATATCAAACGAAATACTATTTCTGTTATGGGCATCTGCTGATGCTTGTGATATAGCTATAACACAACAGTTTCTTCTTTTTGCTATCTCCCTTGCACCAGTATAGATTGCTCTTAACTTCTCATCAGTTCGTGCAAATGTACCAGAAACATTTATTTTGTCAAGTTGGTCAATAATAATTATATCTGGTTTATGTTTTTCACAATGCGAATCTATATCTTCAATAGACCAATCTACAACATCAAGCATTTTAATATTATCTTTTATTCTAGACCAATCTTTATGTGCTAGTTCTATGTTTTCAATAATCTCATCTTTAGTGTAGCCAGTATAACAATTTATAGCCCTCATCTGTGTTCTTACAGCAGGTTCTTCATTTATAAATGCGTGTACCTTTGCACCTTGTTCAGCGAAACCCTCGGGTGAGGCAACTAAACTTACCCAAAAAGCAGTCTTTCCAGTTTCTGGTCTTGCAAATACAATCATTAAATTACCATTACCAATACCACCAACATTATCTTTTAATATTTTTAAATTAAATTTCCATTTAGTTGTAATGTTTAATTGATTTAATAATTCTCCAATATTATTTGTGACAGCATCTATCTGCTCAACTGGTAATTCTTTTTTATAAGAGTCTATTATATTTGATATTATATTAAATTGTGCCGTTTTACCATTATATATTTCAGTAGCTTCAACTGCAATTTGCTGTGCAATATCTCTATCTCTCATTATCTTAATAATATCTCTAGCAACTTCTTCATTAGGAGTTTCTGCATTTTTTATATCTTCAATTAAATCGCTAAAGGTTTCTCTCATTGCTCTTGTTAGGGCAGGATTATATACCTTTGTGTGTAGGCTATATAAATCATCAATCTTAATATCAGATTCATACTTATCGTGTGCTTTTTTTATAGTATCAAAGAGTGAGCCGATATTTCCCTCAAATATATTTCTAGATATTGCACCCTTATACTTATCGTAGAATGTTTTCTTTAATAATAACTTAATCATTTGCTTTTCAATCATAGAACACCTTTCTTATATCATCTGTTGAGTAGTATTTTAAATCATCTTCTAGTATCTTTACCTTTACATTATCAAATCCTATAGACCTTAAATAATTTGCTATGTCATAGGATTTTTTAGTTGCATCTCTATCAAGAGCCACATACAAATTTTTATACTTTGGAATATGTGGTGTAAATTTATCTTGATAGCTTGTTCCCATTAAAGCCATGCCAATCATTACATTTGATACAGCACATGCTGACGCACAGTCTTCAACTAGAACAACATCTTCTCCCTGACCACACCTGAATGGGTAGTCTTTATTTCCATAGATATACCATTTAGGATATACTTTTGAAGTAAGTCCTCGACCAATGGCACCTCGTATATTATCATAATCTTTAATTAAAAATACAACTCTATCTTGCCTTACATCATATCTAAATTCTGCTCTACCCCAAGACATGGATTCCCAGCAATTATTTTTATGTAAATATTCTAATGCTTTTTGATTTGAATGAATAGATTTAAAACTATCTGGCATAATAAATTTATCAGATTCTTTTACTTCTTCAGTATTAAAAGTTTTATATACTTTGTGCATTGATAATTTGTTTTCTTGCTTACCCTTTGCTGAACACGAGGCATGAAAGCAATACCAGTATAAAGTTCCATCATCATTTTTTACTACAAATGTATTTTTATGACTACAAAATGGACAGTCTATTCTAATCTCAGAATCATACTGTACTAATAAATTTTGCACTACTTCTAATTGCTGTTGATAATTCAATTTATCTCCTCATAGGTTATGAAAATTTTTTTCTTATCATAAAGTTTATCGTACGTTAATACTATCGCATTAGAGTTTAACATTTCTGCTACCTTATTTTCTACACTTGCAACATCAAGAGAGTCTACCTCTGTTATAAAAGACCCAATCCATCTGTAAATAATAAGTTTAACTTTGATTTTTTTCATCGCAGTTGTCTAGCACAAAATATGTCTTAAGTCAAGTTTATTATATTTTAGTGCCAAATACTGTAAAGTCTTTTTCCTTTTCGTTAGTGTCGTAAGTTAATGATACTCCCTTAAGTTCTTTTAAAGATTCATCTCTTAATTTTATATTGTTTTCATCAACAAATAATATTAAGTCATCTAGTATAGTTTCATAATTTGCGTCATTATATGGTGCACCTTGCAGATAATTAGATATAGATTCATTAAATGCTTCTCTCACAGATTCGACTGTAGCTGGTTGTATATTTCCATCGAGATACATTTTATAAATATCTGTTGCTGTTTCTATTAAAACTTTTAAAAATACAGATGGTTTATATTCATTTATATTAAAATGGGCATAGTCTAGCGTATTTTTTATTTTATTTGTCATTTTTACTTTCTTCTTCATCGTGATTAATAATTAAGTGCATGCCATCACCATGGTCATACGTAATTTCAAAATCAATATCATTATCTAATAGTAGTGATATTACTTCATCTCTTGTCATTATATTTTTCTCCTTTCCAAACTTGTAAGTTTAAGTTAAAGCCATGGTCTTGGCTGTCCCATGTAAAAGACCAGTCATTACCATACAATTTTTTTAAAAGTTTTACTAACTTATTTTCATCTTTTTTTTTCATATAATTTATTATTAAATATATATAGTCTTATATTTTATCTCATTACTGGTATAGTTGGCAAGTCTTCATAGGTTGTAAAGATAGCACCTGCACCATTTCCTTCATCGTCCATTGATGGGTATAACATTTCACCATCATCTAAAGTAATAACAATTGACCTAAAGTCCCAAGCAAGTTGTTTTGTTTCCTCCTTATCCATGACTCTAATATCAACAATTTTCTTATTTAAGAGATTCTTTTTAATTTTTTTTACCCACATATCGTCAAATTTTTTTATTTCCGCTTCAGTCATATTAGTTGTTTCTCCTATTATTGTTTATGTTTTATTACATCTAACTATTAATAGCTAGATTTTACTTCGTTAAGATGTTCGTCAAGCACAAGATAAAGTTCTTCTGCAGTGTTTTCTATTAAATCATCTGTAAAGCCTTGTGCAACAGCTTCTATCTTAAAGAATTTTACAATTTTATCTGGGTGAACGTAAATCCCATCTACTGTAGTAAATACACCAGATTTATAATCATCAATTACTTTTTCAGATAAATCTCCAATATACTTTACTTGTTCATATTGCATTTGTCCTCCTTTGTTAAGTGTTTAGTCTATCGTATTTGATTAAAATAGTGTCATGCTCTTGGTTAAAAGGCTTATCACATACGAAATAACAAAGCCTATTCACAAGCCACATACTATTTTGTATCCACATATATTCATCTCCCTCGACCAGTGTCCAAATTTTATTAAGGTCTTGTTTTGCAACAAATTCTTTTTCTTTTCCATAAGTTTCAAAACTATAATTAACATTATCTATTCCACAATAAGTTCCATTTTTATCAATGTGGTTTGGAATAGGTTTATATGTTTCAAACCATTTTACAAAATTTATTTTTTTCATTTATCCCCCTCAATAGCTTTAAGTGCTAATAATTCTTCTTCCTCCCAACTAAAATAAAAATCTATTAGCTTTTCTCTTGCGACCTCAAGTAAATCTTGATGAGACATAACTTGAAGTCTCTGTTCTATAAAATTATAAAGTTGTTCTTCTTGTTTTTCTGATAAATTATTGTTCAAGTTGTGCCTCCCCTAATTGCCACTCACAATCGTCATTATAAAAATAATTAGGATAGTTTTCTTTCATAAATATATCCTCACATTCAAAACAAACATATTCACCCCAAGTATCACAATTTTTACATTCTTTATTTGGTATAATAATCATCAACACCGCCAATCCAAAGAATATATCTATATTTCATTATTCTACCTTGTTTATATTTACTTGACAATCGTCACCATATTCAGTTCCTTCAAAAGAAACCCTATAATCATCTCCCTCATAGCTATTGGGTTTATCTAAACTCACATTACTTATACAATCACTTATTTCATTGTCATCAAGTTTAACATCACTCTCAACAATAAAATGTCTTGAGTCTTGTGAGTATTCCTCTACCTCATATTTGTATTTATATTTTTTAGTCATTATTCTATCTCCTTTGTTGTTTATTGTTATTGTTTAACATAACTATTCCAGTAATGTCCTTTTACTATTAGTAATAAGGATTTATTTTGTTTATGTTTTTGTAATACTCCTTGTACTAATAATTTTTTTATTGCACGACTAACAACAGCACTAGTTAAATTTAATCGTTCTCTCAATAGTCTTATTAAAACTCTTGGTTTTATACCCTTAACTCTTTTTGATTCATCATTATCATTGTCTTTTATTAATTTAACAACATCATCAAATACTAAACTAAAATTATTTTGTCTTTTATTTTTAAAATGTAAATCACAAAATGCACTAAACCATAGATTCCATTCTTCCTTATCACTCCAGTTAGGTGCGTTCTCGTGACCAGTATATTTAGTGTTGCTCATATGATATAGTTAAATTATTTTTATTCCAACAAGCCCTACAATCACGACATTCTCCATCTTGTTTTAACGCAGGGCAAGGTATATATTTTGTTTTTTCAGTATGAACAGCACTAGTCCATTTCCAAAATGTAGGTGGCTCTCCATCTACTTTAATTGCTGATGCTCTAATAATTAAATTAGGGGGTAGGTCATCTTCTTTAATCTGTGATAGTATATCATATTCTCTAGTAGGTAGCCAATGGTTTATATCTGGAGTGTTCTTGCATACTTGAATAATCTTTTGTAAGTGTTCAAGAGATTGTAAATCACCAGAATCAAACCATCTAAAATATTTTTTTTTATCTGTTATATTTTTATATTTTAATTTAATTAACATAGTCATAGCGTCAACCCAATACGGCTCGTTCATAGCTTGAAGTCTTTTTTCATGTGCTAATTTTACATTGTGCATTACATAATGCCCTTTGAGTGCATAGCAACCATTACATACTGTGCCTTTTATTTTTGCTAATTTACTTCCTACATTACATTTTTTTGCAGATATTCCAAAAGAGTATGATGGCATTTTACTTGTGTTTGATAATGTTCCAAGTTGTTCCTGTAATGTTTTAATAGTTTGTTTAATCATAAAGACCTAGAATCAAATTCTATACTGCAATCATCACAAAAAAAGAATGCGTTACCATCATTGTAAAATATATCCCTTGTATTTATTACTGATACATCTACATCTCCAGTCATTTCTTTATCAATACTTACTGACCTTTCTCCTTTTAATATTGCTTTCCAAGCACCATCTTTGTCTTGGTTATAAGTTATATTAACCCATGAATTGCCATCTACATCTGGCAAGTATTTTATATTAGTTGATTCACAATTTATACATTTTAGTGTCATATATTTCTCCTTTAAAACCTACAATATTAGCACATAAAATCTGGTGTGTCAATACCAGTATACTTTGCAAATACTTTTTTTTCTCCAATATAATAATTTCTATAAGATGTAATGTAGCTATTTGTTTTATATTTATCTGGCATACATAAAGGTGGTATTAAAAAATTAATGTATTCAAATTTATTTTTTACGTGGTCTTTCAATTCGGTTAGCTTATTTAATATACGACTTGTGCTGTGTATTCTATTCTTATATCTATAACTATATTGATTAATTAAAAATTTTAATAAGTCTAATGACCATTGATAATTGCCTAAAGAATTTCCTACCCATATTGTCATAGGGTGTTTTGGAAAAGCTGGTTTATATAATTCATTATTCATACCGCAATGTCTTTGATATGCTGTTGATAACATCTGTGCTGTTTCTAATATCATTTTAACTACATGCTTGTCGCAGTGATACCTTGCACATACTTCGGGGTCTCTATGTAAATGAAATATGTTCATAGTTGTTTAAATAGATTTTGCACAAAGGTTAATATATTTTGGTCTTTTAATTTATTAGTTTCATAAGCTAATTTAAACATATCATATAATTTATTTAAGTGCAAGTGATTAAGGTTTGCTCGGTCGCACCATTCTTCGTAGTCTTTTGAAGTTAAGAATCGTATTGCTTCTTCTTTTAATTGTTTTTCTCTTCTAAAATTATCTGGTGATGTCTCTCCAACGGAATCAAGCCAAGCCCTTATTAGAACTTGTCTAGCTAATTCATTTTCTTGAGTAAGTTTTACTTCGTAGTATGATTCCATAATTATTTATTATCTCCTTGTTATTAATAAAATATTTATTTTTTAAATTGATTGACGCAAATGAAAAAATATGATATACTATCGTGTCGGTCTAGGGGGGGTTATAATATATAATATAACCTTCCCCTAGTAATATTGTCGAATGATTTAATAACTATAACCAGTCATTAAACATTTAACATATAAATCCCCCTTTGGGAAATCTTTGTACTTTTTTTTGAGACCTCTTAAATTACGAATAGCCTCATTAAAACTTTCTCCCTTAATTAATATATTATCATATTCTGTTATATATAAATATTGAATAGAATTAGTTTTATATGTCATATCATTTTCTCTACTGTTGATAACCAATAATGTACTCTTGATTTAAAGGCTATAAATTTATTTGCTTGGTTTAAATAGGCTTCATTAAAAACTGAGTCTCTAGATTTTATTCTAGTAGTGTCTTTAAGAATTATATCTATCCATCTGTCGTATCTGTGATTATCAATTTTGATTTGGTGTATATCTTCAAAATTAAATTTCACATATTCTTCATGTTTAACTATTGCCATAAACTATTGCCCACTAGCTACTTGTCTTGAAGGTGAATCAACAATAACTGCATCTACCCACCAGTATTTGCTTTTCTTAATAGCAACAAAGTTTCTTTGATTTCTTCTCCAAAGTTCTAACATGTCATTAGTATGCAAAAGTATTCCACTATAATCAACATGATATCCATTTTCTATTCTGCTAATATGAATAGTATATTTATCTCTTGCTGTACCTTGTTCTTGATATAAATATGATATATCATCAATAGAAAATTCTACATGTTTTGGTAGATTATTTTCTTCTACATACTCAGTATTTTGCCAAGTATCTTCTGTTCCTACTTTTCTTCTTTCCATTCTCATATGTTGTCCTCTATGTTGTTTGGTTAAATAAAAAAGGCGTACCTACGATTAATAGATACGCCTTTAGTATATCA